AGTTTGCTAACCTGACTAATCTAAGTCTGCATTACACAGATAGAAATAGAAATAAAATTAATGGCAAGTATCTCTTTACCCTTGACTGGCATAACCCTGACTCTAATAGGTTAGATGATGGCTACTCAGAGACACCTGATGAGCACAAGTGTGGCCACGTTATAGAGCGTGAAGATGGCAACTATGCTATCCAACCTAACAATAGAACCTTTGTCTTTGAGCCATCATATACAACCAAGTATGGTGACCCACTCATCCACAGGATAATCAATGACCGCAAGTGGGATGTGGAAGATAAGAAGAAGTGGGTAACTGAAGATACAAATGCTTTTTACTACGACATAGAAACTAAGAAAGAAAATGAATGAAACCTGTAGCCAAAGTAGCGTCACCTGCTGCTATTGCTGTGCTCCGTCAGGCGACAGCGTTGTATCCGAAACGCAAGAAACTGTCAGACGGATTGTTGCCTTCGTTAGCGCATCAGAAAGCCAGCCCGAATTCGGACCACAATACTGGGCTAGCAGTAGATTTGACCCACGACCCTGATAAGGGAGTAGACTGTGCTGTTATCTTTGAAAAACTTAAAGAGGACGAACGAGTTTCTTATCTTATCTTTAATAAAAAAATTTGGTCCCGTGATAAGGCTAAGTCTGGTAATCGCCCTTACAGTGGCAGTAACCCTCACACTAAGCATCTCCATATTTCTATCAACCCTGATAAGTCTAATGACACTAGCCCTTGGTTCTGGTGGGTAAACCAGCCTAAAGTCCTGAATCAGGTCTTGGCTAACCTTACCCCCCAACCTAAGAAAAAAGTGCTAGCATCTGAACCACGGATAGTATGCACGTGCTGTCCTATTCATAAACCTAAACGAAAGGCAATCTAATGGAACAATTTAAACAAGTATCTCTTACTTGGTTCCGTGCCGCAGCATCCGCTGCAGTCGCACTGTATCTTGCTGGAGAAACTAATTTTAAGGTGCTGGGAACAGCAGCCCTTGCTGGTTTCCTCGGACCTGTCCTTAAATGGCTAGACCCATCTGCTAGTGAGTTCGGCAGAGGCGCTAAGTAGCCCTTTAAACGCCTTCTAAGGGCGTTTTTAGACACTTTGACCCCCTACCTGTGGTAATCCCATAGGATGGGGGTCTATTTTCTTTATATGCGGGAAAAATATTTATATGTTATTATTGTTTCACGGGAAACCGTGGGGCAGAAACTTCAGATGACGGGGTGACGGCATAGCCTAACCCAGCCTCCTCGCCACCTCATTTTTATGGGGGGGTAGGGGGGGCATTTCTTAGAATCTGGGGTTCAGGCATATAGGAGCGAAATTGCCAGTATACGATTACGAATGTAGGACTTGTGATACAGTCCAAGAGTTAACTCTTCCGTTTGATAACAGTCAGGAAATTAAATGCGTTCATTGTGGCAGCGTTTTATTCAAAGTATTTTCGGCGAACCCTATTCACTTCAAGGGGACTGGCTGGGCTGGGACGAGTGCGACCTAACCTGCGAGGAGTTCTGTGAGTGTGATATCTTTGAGGAATGAATGAATTACCTAAACATATATCATATTCTTCCTTCAATACTTGGCAAGAATGTGGCTGGAAGTACAACCTAACAAAACTACAAGGCGTACCCGAGAAACACGCAGTATGGTTTACGGGTGGGTCTGCTGTCCATAAGGCTACCGAACGTTTCGATAAGTTTGACTTTGGTAAAGCCAATAACAATGATGAACTATGGAACGATGTCTGGTTCAATCAGATTAAAGAAGACGAAGCACTCCACGGTGATATGAAAAACTGGGAGTTTCGTAGTCGTGAAGATATCTCTTGGTGGTATGGCGAAGGCATGTGGATGCTAGACCGCTGGGCAGACTTTATGCACCCTGACAAAGGTTGGAGTGTATACGAAGATTTTATTGAGAAACAATATGAAATTGCATTGGGCGATACTACGGTCAAACTTGCCATTGACCGTGTATTGGTTGATTACGACGGCAATAGGGTGCTCGTCGATATCAAAACTGGTGCGTCATCTCAGAGGCATCCCCTGCAACTAGCAGTTTACGCTTGGGCTCTAGACAAGCAGGGTGTATCAGTCGATAAGGCTGGCTTCTGGGATGCACGTACTGGTAGTATTACTACTTGGAATCTTGAACATCTCCAACCTGATAAGGTTGAGAGTATATTCTTGGGATTCGATAAGGCACGTAAGGCTGATATATTTCTACCTAACTTTAGCAACTGCGGAAGGTGCGGTGTGCTATCATATTGCAAGTGGATGAACGGAGCAAAGTCTAGTGAGTATAGTGGATGATATCTACCCCATCCGTAGAACTATGGATGATATGGTAGATGCTTGGGATAACACAGGGTTCAAAAACAAACAGACAACAAAGGAGAGATAATGGCTGGGGCAAACTTCCAAGTCAGCAGTAAACTAAACGACGGGAGAATCTTTGTAATCGGAGCAGATACATTTGCCGCTTTCAAGAGTAATCTAGTCGAAGTACTCGGTGTTGATGGAGCCGAGGGAGCAATCACTACAATGGCTACCTCTATCGAGGGAGCACCTATTACGATACAGCAGGCAGTTAATAACGTAACTGCTGCTATTCCAGCAAGTGTTGTCTTACAGACAACAACACCTAGCACCGCACCAACTGGTCGAGCCTGTAAGCACGGTCCTATGACTAGGAGAGAAGGCGCTAGCGCTAAGGGTCCTTGGAAAGCATATATGTGCCCAACTCCAAAGGGAACCCCTGACCAATGCGAACCGATATTCCTTAAGCGCAACGAGCCTGAATGGAGTACATTCTAACCAATGAGAACCCTTGCCCGTGCGGTTGGCAGCGCGGACATAGGTGGCGAACCACTTCCATCCGTGTTCCGAACTTTCGAAGCGCATAAGATTATACTTAGACGTGCTGAAGTGTCGATGATTGCTGGTACCCCTGGTGCTGGTAAGTCGACACTAGCATTGGCTATGGCTTGGCGCGCCAAAGTCCCAACACTATATGTAAGTGCCGACACAAACGCGCATACAATGGCTATGCGTTTACTGTCAATGATAACTGGTAAGACCCAGAGCGAAGCAGAAGAAATGCTCGTCAAGGATGTTACCGAATCAAGAAAAATAATAAATGATTCTTCAGGGCATATCTTCTGGTCATTTGAAGCAGCGCCTTCGCTTGCTGATGTTGACCAAGAAGTTCTTGCTTTTGAAGAGTTGTGGGGTTGCGCCCCTACTCTCATCGTTGTAGATAACCTTATGGATATCTCTAATGATGGCGGAGAAGAGTTTGCTGGTATGCGCTCCACAATAAAGGAATTGAAGTATCTCGCAAGGGATACCAATTCTGCTGTGCTTGTACTGCATCACACCAAAGAGTCGTATTCAGGTAATCCGTGCCAACCACGGAGCGCGCTTCAGGGGATGGTAGCGCAATTACCTGCCCTGATTTGCACGGTAGGTTCCAACGCGCCAGGATATATAGCCGTTGCGCCCGTAAAGAACCGATATGGCAAAGCAGACCCTTCGGGGGATACGGCTCATTGGTTGCAGTTTAATCCCGAGATTATGGATGTGTCTGATATACCTGACAGGTCTTAATGGCTAAACCTATTGCACAACTCAAACCGAGTTATGACAAGGCGATGGATATCCGTGGTAATCCAACCACGGTGTGCATCTGTGGGAGTTTCGTATGGAATCTCAAAGTAGTCTTCTCAGAAGATTACACTATAGGGATGTATTTTCTAGATATGGAGTGCGCTGACTGTGGAACACAGGCTACCGCACCCATTGAGGAGTAAAGATGAAACTATCGACAGTATCAACAATATCCGCGATTGCAATATTTGTGGCAACATTGCCCCACGGTGTGGGTGCGTGGCTCATTAAGGTAAACCCGCTAAAACCAATTATGGTTTCAATGGGAAAAACAGAAACTGTTTTACCGAGCCCAAAAATGTTAGCACAATCAGTCGCAAAACAAAAAGTTAATAAAATGTTTGGCAAGAAAGCGCAACAGGAATGGAACGCACTTGCTAAATTGTGGGGTAAAGAATCTGCTTGGAACTGGAAAGCCAAGAACCCTCACTCGAGTGCCTATGGTATTGCCCAAGTATTGGGTACACCAAAAGACTCAACAATTGAATATCAGGTTTCTAAAGGACTCAAGTATATCGTCCATCGTTATGGTACTCCAACCGTTGCGTGGGCTCATTGGCAGTCTAACGGCTGGTACTAATGTCTAGCAAATCCAAAATCAAGGGCTCTCAAGCAGAGAGAGATGTAGTTAAATATCTCCAACAGTGGTTCCCGTATGCAGAAAGAAGGCTTGCGGGAGCCACTCTGGATAAGGGTGACATCTCAGGCATCAATGGTGTCTGTATTGAAATTAAGAACCACGCCAAGTTAGACCTTGCTGGTTGGTTATCAGAATTAGAAGTTGAAACAAAGAACTCAAAGGCTTGGACAGGGACAGTAATTCATAAACGTAAAGGCAAGGGAGACCCTGCTGAATGGTATGCTACAATGCCTGTAGCAGTATGGGTAGAATTACTTAGGAAGGCGATGGATGATGGAAAAGCCTGATATATCAGTGATTTTAGAGCATTATGGAGCAACCGTACCAACTCGTCGTGGGTGGTTTTCTATCAAGTGTCCGTTCCACGATGATAGGCATAACTCTGCAACAGTTAATCTTGATGAGAATGCTTTCTGTTGCTTTGCTTGCCAAACAAAAGGCGATGGCTATGCTATAATTATGCAAAAGGAAGGGGTCAAGTTTCGTGAAGCAATCAGTATCACAGAGGGAATCTTTAACAAAAGCGGCAAAGTATTACCACAGCGCACTACCAGAAGCAGAGGAATACCTCGCAGAACGCGGCATAACGATGGAGGCAGCAACCAAGGCTCGCTTGGGCGTCGTCTTAGACCCGCTGACAGGGCATGAAGCGTATACGAATAGGCTCTGCATCCCTTACCTCACAAAGTCTGGTGTTGTTGACTTGCGTTTCAGGAGTCTCGGACACGAAGAGCCCAAGTATATGGGAATGGCTGGGGCTACGACA